CACTCGGGAGAAGTGAAGTTTTCGTCAGTAAGATTTTTGTAGAAAAATTCAAGGATTTTTTCGGTGATGTCGTCCTTGAGAAAGCCGTCAACAAAAAACAGCGCAGCCTTGCGGTTGCAGATTATCAGGTTGCGCTGCACAAGGTCAAAGCTGAAGTCGCTGCGCAGGGCGGCTTTGAGAGCGTTGAGATTTTCAGTATAGTTTTGAGTGAGCATAGTACCTCCGAAACAATTTTCAATTAGCAATTAACAATTTTTGTGGGGCGGAACTTTGTTAGTGATTAGTTAATAGTGAATAGCTTTTGTCAAGCAGAAACCAATCATATGTCCAAAATCTTTTGTGCCCGAATGTATCAACATAAAAATCATTTGAATTTGAATAAAAATCCGATTTACAAATTATTTTTTTCTAAATTTTTTAAAAAATGTATAAATTTATGCAATTTTTTAAAATCTTTTATGTATGGTTGAGAGGACTGATTAAAGAGAACTCTCAAATACGGAGGTGACAATTATTGAGAATAAACTGACCGGCAGAGAAAAGGAGTTTTGCTCGGGCTTTGTAAACACAGGCTCGGCTGCTCAGGCGGCAAGACGTGCGGGATATTCTAAGAATGTTTTGCAGGTTGGCGAAAAGCTGCTTTGCAGGCAGGATATTGCAGATGAGATTGAAAGCCTTGCAAAGCAAAGAGAAAAAGCCCTTGCAAATATGGCATCAGCAGGCTACAGACGGCTTGCCTTTGGCAATATTTCTGATGCGGTGTCGCTGCTTTATATGGACAATCCGTCAAGAACAGAGCTTGAAAATATGGATTTGTTTATGGTGTCCGAGATTAAGCGCCCAAAAGACGGGTCAATGGAGATTAAATTTTTTGACAGGCTCAAGGCGCTTGAAAAGCTCGAAAACGGCAAAGGCGAGGACAACTCAGTTGGAAGGCTCTTTGATGCAATAAGTCAGAGCGCAAGAGCTGTGGGAAGTGATAAGTCTGAAAATTGAGGCTTTTTCCGAAAAGCAGCTCAGGGTGATGAGCTGGTGGTGCAGAGGGTCTGAGGCTTATTCAAAGGACGCAATAATTTGCGACGGTGCAGTAAGAAGCGGAAAAACCTTTTGTATGGCGCTTTCCTTTGTGATATGGAGCTTTTACAGCTTTGCAGGAGCCGACTTTGGCTTGTGCGGCAAGACGATACGCTCGCTCAAAAGGAATATGGTTACTCCTGTGATTCCGATTTTGAAGTCGCTTGGCTTTGAATGTGAGGAAAAAATATCTGAAAACAAGCTGACTGTCAGCTGTGGCGGAGTGAGAAACAGGTTTTATCTGTTTGGCGGCAAGGACGAATCCTCGGCTGCATTGATTCAGGGTATGACGTTGTCGGGCGTGCTTTTTGATGAGGTTGCGCTAATGCCACGCTCGTTTGTTGAGCAGGCGCTTGCAAGGTGCTCGGTGGAGGGGTCAAGGTTTTGGTTTAACTGCAACCCCGAATATCCTGAGCATTGGTTTTATCGTGAATGGATAAAGCAGACTGATGACAAAAATGCGCTGTATCTGCATTTTACTATGGAGGACAACCCCTCGCTTTCAAAGGAGGTAAAGCAGAGGTACGAGAGCCTGTATTCGGGTGTGTTTTACGAAAGATTTGTCAAGGGCAGATGGGTGGCTGTGTATGGTGCGGTGTATCCGTTTATGGAGAACGAGAGTATGTACTGCGAGGTGCCAAGCGGCGGCTTTGACAAATTTGCAATTTCCTGCGACTACGGCACGGTTAATCCGGCTTCCTTTGGTTTGTGGGGCAGACAAGGCGGAGTGTGGTACAGGATAGATGAATACTACTTTAATTCCCGTGTCGAGGGCTATCAAAAGACCGACGAGGAGCACTATCAGGGGCTTAAAGAGCTTGCGGGAAACAGAAGCATTGGCAGGGTGGTCGTTGACCCGTCTGCCGCCAGCTTTATTGAGGTAATCCGCAGACACGGTGAGTTTTGCGTTGTTCCTGCACAAAACAATGTGCTTGACGGAATCAGAAGAACCTCTCAGGCGCTAAAGGACGGCAGCATAAAAATTTGCAAAAATTGCAGGGCTATACGCAGGGAATTTTCACTTTACAGGTGGGACAGCAAAAAATCTGACGATTTGCCTGTCAAGGAAAATGACCACGCAATGGATGATTTGAGGTACTTTGTTACCTCTGTTTTAGACGGCGGTGCACAGGTGCTTGCATTTGCTGCCGCCAGACAGGAGGAATTTTAAAATGAAATTTGGCAAAAAAAGAAGAGGTCAAGGCGATAGCTCTGAAATGCAAATTGTGCAGACCGTTGCCAAGGATAAGGAAAACAGCTTGTTTGCTTCCTCACGCTTTGAGGCTCAGAGCAGGGCTGAAAGAGAGCTTTACTCTTCGCTCAGAGAGTCGGTGCCTGTTATAGATGCAGCTATCTGCAAAATTGTCAGGCTGATTGGCAAATTTGAGATAATCACCGACGACAGCCGTGCACAGGTTATTGCAGACGATTTTTTGAAAACGGTGCAAACCAACGGCTCGTCAAAGGGTATGCTTGGATTTTTGTACACCTATCTTGATGAGCTGCTCACCTATGGCGAGGCTGTGGGCGAGATGGTGCTCAGAAAGGACGGCAGAGGAGTTGCTGCGTTGTACAACGCAAGCCTTGATGATGTGGAAATCAAGGCTGACAAATCTCCGCTCGAGCTTTTGGTGTGCAGAAATGACTGCGGTGTGATAACGCCTGTGGCAAATCAGAATTTGGTTTTGGCAACTCTGCTCAATCCAAAGGCAGGCACAATCTACGGAACCTCGGTGCTAAGAAGTTTGCCGTTTGTAAGCTCCATTTTGCTCAGAATTTTCAGCTCGCTCAAAACCAACTGGGAGCGAGTGGGCGACATCAGATTTGCGGTTACATATAATCCAGACTCAAGCGGCACGGTGTTTACCAAGGAAAGCGCAAAGCTGATTGCTGACGAATGGAAAAAGGCTATGCGAAGTGACAGCGTGTGCGACTTTGTGTCGCTGGGTGATGTGAGCGTAAAGGTGATTGGCGCAGAAAGCCAAATGCCCGACTGTGAGGTTCCCGTAAAGCAGATTATGGAGCAGATTTTGGCAAAGCTGGGTATTCCGCCGTTTTTGCTTGGCATTTCGTGGTCGAGCACAGAGCGTATGAGCGAACAGCAGGCGGATATTTTGACCAGCGAGCTTGAATATTACAGAACTGTGGTTGAGCCTGTGATAAGCAGGGTAATTTCAACTCAGCTCAGGCTAAATGGCTACAACTGCGGCTTTAGAATTGAGTGGAACGACATTAACTTGCAGGATGCCGTGGAGCTTTCACAGGCAAGGCTTAACAATGCTCAGGCTATGCAGATTGAAAAGGAAATCGGAATGGAGGTAATTGATGAGCAAAGAAATGCTTAAAAAAGAGGCTGTATCGGGCACGGTGCAGGCATCAACGCAAGTTGATGTGAGCGAGGAGGAGCTAAAACTCATCAACAGCTACACACGCAGGGAGCTTGGTGCTGACGAAGTGTATGTGTTCTCGGTGGTGCTGTGCGACAATGATGTTGACCGTGACGGCGAGCGCTTTACTGTGGAGTCGCTGTTTGCCTTGGAAAAGCTGTTTGTGGGAAAAACAGGAATTATTGACCACAACCCAAGCGCCAAAAATCAGACCGCAAGAATATTTTTCTGCGAGGTTGAGGCGGTTGACGGTATGAAAACAGCCACAGGCGATGATTATTTCAGACTGAAAGCAAGGGCTTATATGCCCAAAAGCGAGAAAAACAGCGAGGTCATTTTGGCGCTGGACAGCGGAATTATCAAGGAGGTCAGCGTTGGATGTGCCGTTGAAAAAACGGTGTGCAGCATTTGCGGTGAGGACATTGCAAACTGCCCTCACAAAAAGGGCGAAACCTACGGCTCAAAGCTGTGCTGCGGTGAGCTTGTTGACCCGATTGATGCATATGAATGGAGCTTTGTGGCTGTGCCCTCTCAAAAAAGGGCAGGGGTTACAAAGGCATTTGAGAGAAAGGAAATGAAAATGGAGGAAATTTTAAAAAATCTTGAATCAGAAAAGGGCTTTGTGCTTTCTGACAAGGACTGCAAGAGCCTGAAAAATTATGTTTGCAATCTAAAGCAGAGCGCAAAGGACGGTGTGTTTTATCGTGACAGTCTTGTGGGCGAGGTGCTGAGATTGTCAGCGGTGATTCAGCCTGACATTTCAAGAGATACAATGGAGAGCATTACAAAGAGTATGACAGTTGCACAGCTAAAAGAGGTTAAAACAGCCTTTGAAAAGCAGCAAAATCAGGGCTTTGCAAATGTTCCACAGCTTTACAGCAATAAAAACAACAAAAAGACTGACGCAAACGGTCAGTTCAGAATTTAATGGAGGTATATTAATATGAATGTAAATTTTAACGGCTACGGCGAAAATATGGCAACCTTTATTGCGGACAGCAATCTAACAGAAACAGGTGTTCCTGTAAAAATCAGCGCAGAAGGCACAGTTGCAAAATGCGGCGGAAACGAATTGTTCTGCGGAATCTGCGTTGGACTTCGTGACGGCTATGCTACCGTGCAGCTTGCAGGCTATGCCAAGGTGAAAAGCGCAGGCAAGCTTACCCTTGGCTACACAAAGCTTGCTGCAACCTCAGTTGGCTCGGTTGCAATGAACACATCAGGCAGAGAATATCTTGTTATTGACACAACAACAACAGAGTCAGGAATTATTCTTTAATTTTTTAGGAGGTAGATAATATGGCAAATTTTGAAAATATTACAATTGAAAAGGGTATGTATCAGACAAAGGGCGGTCTTACTCAGGCGCTTGAAAAGCTTGACCCGTCTGAAAACTACAACGGCACTTCTCTTGAGGGGCTTGACGCATTTTCTCGTCAGCTCAAGAGATTTGACATCAAGGTAAAGGGCAAGGGCAGCGACTG